GAAGAAATGAAGAGCTTGGCTTAGGTGGTTCATATACCCCAAAAATATTAGGGTTTGTTGTAATAAACTTAATAGTTTTACTTTTCATTTATTTCTTTTCTTTTAGAGTTTTATATAGTATACCACACGGATGTAGCTTGGTCCATAGTAATCATCAACTAATTGATCACTAACTGCTGCTGCAGTGTGGCTATGACCTGGTTTTGAGGCAGCAGTTGATGTGCTATTTGAGATATATCCCAAATGTCCTCCCGTATTAGAGGTGTTATGGTTTGGTACCGCAGTGGTTCCTGGAGATGTAGCTCTTGTCGTTGATGAGTTAACGTTATGTTGGTGTGCAAGTCCAGAACCAACAGTATTTCCATCATTTCTTTGTGAGGTTCCAGATGCGTTACCTAAGTTTTGAACTGGATTAGAAAAAGTATGATTATTATCATTAACAGTAGTGGTATATGTTCTTGCAGCAACTGTGTGTGTATGTGAATCTAAAACGTTATTTGTTAGTCCAGTTGGACTTAAAATTCCAGTAACGTTGTGTATGTGGTCTGCTGCAGTTAATGATGAAGATAGTGAGGCAGGAGTGTTTGAACCTCCAATATATCTTTGATCTCTTGAATCCCCTGTTGGAGTATAAGAAGATGTTGGCATAAGGGCAGGAACGTTAAATGTTGTAACAGCACCTACTTGATCTGTTACTCCTTGGGAATAAGCAGCACCACCAAAACTATTACTAATTACTTTATGAAGGTTTGCATAATCATAAGTATTTAGTGCTCTGCCATCACAAGGGCATCTGTCATTTTGAATTGTTTCATCAAGGGAATAAGTTTTTGCACTCATAATAATTGCCCCTGTTGGGATATATGAACCTTTAGAGGATGAAGCGTCAAATCCTTCTTTTGCTGTTAAATTAACCATATTATACCTTTATTATAAACCTTGTTGTCAAAAATGGAGGAAGAAATTGCGTTGCTGGGAAAGTAAAAGATAATGTTGATGTGTGATCATGTGTATCAGTTGCACTTGTTGAGTTTGCAGTTGTGCTTGAGCCACCAGAATGGGCATGTACATCTGCTGAACCTGCGGTATTAAAGCTTAAAGGGAATGTATCTGAATGATAATGAGTAGATAAAGCAACTTCAAAGTTAGTTCCAGTATTAATAATTTGAAGATTTCCAGTATTACTAGAGGCTGCAGAATTAGATGTAATTGTAGTATTTGTTACGTTATGGCTATGTGCAGGAAGTGTTCCATTGTTATGTGTAATTGTATCTGAATGATTATGTCCTGTTCCTGAATTCATATTTGCCGAAGTAACAGTACCTGTTGCTGATGCAACTCCAGTTAGGCTATGAGTATGGTCTGCAGGAGAGCTACTTGCTGGATCAGCAGCCTGAAAAGGTTTTGTTGGGAAAAATGGAGTAGTCAAAGTTGAGTCATTCATTTTTGGTACTCTAAAATGAGTTGTTCCAGTTCCACCAGATCCATTTGTTTCTCCATATTTTGTTCCTATTACTGTTGATAGTGCAAAATAAGTTGTCTTACTTAACTCTTGTCCATTACATTCTACCCATCCCGATGGAATTGTAGATGAAGTATGATAAGCAACAATGTCTCCGACTTCAAATGCTGGATTTATTACATTACCGTAATCATCCTCAGAAATATTAATACCTTCAGATACCTTTAAGTTAGCCATTAGAAATCTGCCTTAATAATATAGTTTAAATATAATGTTTGAGGGATAGAAGACCCAGATACTTCTGTTGCTGTAACCGATCCAGCGGTATGTGTGTGTCCAGTAGAAGATGTTGCGTTTACACCTGCAGAGTTTGTGTCATGTTCATGTGTGATGTTTCCTGAATTACTTCCAGAAATTGCAGTATTTCCAGTTAAGGGGTGGTTATGATTAAATGGAGAAGCATTAACCGTTCCAGTACTTGTTAAAACATTTCCAACGGCATCATTGTTTCCAGGATAGAAGGTTCCAGACATAGTATGATTATGTGAGTGTGAAGATACTGCTACGGTATAACCAGGAAAGGTGTGGTTATGTGCTGCTGGGGTATAACTAGAAAGAGTATTTGTAGCAGAAGTCATTCCATGAGTATGTGTATTTGCTCCACCAGTTGCTCCAATTCCAACATTTGAATAGTATCCAACAAGATATCTACCACTTAAGTTTGGTAAAGTTGTTGTTCCTAAAAGAGCAAAAAGTTCTGGATATAATGTTGAACTAAATACATTTCCATTACATAGCAACCATCCACTTGGAGCAGTAGTTGTTATTGTTCCACCAGATGCTGTTTGTGTAATATTTCCTGCAAAAGGCATAATATATCCTACAAAAGGTAGAACATTTAAAGAGTCTGCAATGTCTAGATTTTCTTTTAGTTTAAGATTAGCCATTATGCAGTCACCAAAGTTCTGACTAATGTAATGGCATATCCATTAACTGCATTTATTCGTAATTTAAGTGCTGAAGCAGTTGTCCCTGCAGTAATAATCGGAGCCGTAATTGTTCCAACTGTTTGAATTGCATACTCTGTTATAGAAGAAGCAGATCCATTACACATCAACATAACTTTTGATGTATATCTTCCAGTTGTACCATTACTTACAGAAACAATGTATTCTGCACAAGAGTATGTGGATCCCCAAGCTGTTTCATTTACTGCTGTTTCAGATTCTGATCCAGTTCCTGTTCCAACAAATGTGTCTATTAAAACCTCCCCATCTATATCCACATTTGTAAATTTTCCAGTAGATGGTGTTGTTGCACCAATAGGCGTAGCATTAATTGTTCCACCAGAGATCGTTAGGTCATTTGCTACATAAGTATCTGTTATTGCTGTGCCTTGCCAAGTTCCAGTTCCAATAGTTCCAACCGTTGTGATGCTGTCATCACCAGTATATGTTCCACCAGCAACTGCTGCTAGGGTTGAATTGTAAGCCTGAACATTTGTTCCAATTACGAGACCAAGATTAGAACGGGTTGTAGAAGCATCTGTTACATCTAATGACTCTACCTTAATTGGAGCAAAAGAAAATGATGCATGTGTTGTATCAATATTTACTGCTTCATCTGGTTCAGGAGTGTATCCGTCAAATATTTTAAATACTCCATCAGTTGCATCTCTAAATAAACCTGCGTGAGCATAGCCACTTGAGTAATATCCACCTGCAAAACCTAAATCTGGATTTACTTCTTCTTTTGCATGAGCAGTTCCACCAGATACAAATGTTCCAGTGGTGGTTTTAGCAACGACAAACTGTGTTGATGTAGCAGAATAAACAGTAAGTCCATCAGCACTAGAAATATTGTATCCTGCTGGATCCATCCCAGTAACTCTAATGTCCATGCCTGGAGTATAGTTGTTTTCTGCAGTATAAGTTACATAAGTTCCATCTCCAACAGCATTTGTAACTGTTGAATCTAAGGCAGCATTTAAATAAATTAAGTTGTCATGAGTTGCTACTGTTTTAGTATTTTCAGTTACTGTAGTTCCATTTACATGTAGGTCTCCATCAATCCAAACATCTTTAGCAATTCCTACACCACCAGATATAATTAAAGCACCTGTTGTTGGCGTAGTTGATTGTGTTGTATTTGAAATTGTAATAGCATTTGTTGAAGATGCACCACGATCAGTTACTGTTTCAAGTGTGTCTGTTTCTGTATAAGAAGTTAGATATGTTGATGTATCCATACCCCAAACACCAGAGGTCTTCTTAAGAAATCCATTAGAAGAAAGTGCTGCAATATCAGTTAAGTCTTGATCTAAAGGCTGGTAGTTAGCTGTAGCATTTGCCTGAGTTAAATAAGTAGATGATGCATTTGATTGAGTAAGATAAGTTGAAGATGCATTAGATGTTGTTAAGTATGTTGAATTATCATATGACCAGGTACCTGCAGTATTTTTTAAGAAGCCTGTTCCTAATCCAAGAGTGTTAATTCCATCAAGTGTTGAGCTATGTCCTTGAACCGTTGAACCAATATCAGTTGTTACCACTAAAGTTTTAGAGGATGGAATTGTTGTTCCATTAACACTTGTTGCTGTTGCCACCCCAATATTTGGTGTAACTAGAACTGGAGAATCTGGAATACCAATAGTTACACTACCCGTTGAAGTACTAACTACAATTTCATTTGTTGTTCCAGTTAAATCTAGAACGCCAGAGTTTGAGATAGCTCCAGTAGAATCATTATATGAAAGACCTGTGCCTAAACTATTTCCAATTGCATCTTGTGCTCTTTCATCTGTAAAATAAAGATTAGTTCCTTCAGATAGGTTTGTTGTTGAGTATGAAGACATTCCTAAGAATGCAGTATTTTGAACAGTAGTATCAGGAAATACTAAATCTCCATCATTTTGAAAGCTCCACGTTTCTGCATCTACGCCTGAAATAATATTTACTGAGGTATCTAAAATATCTATTGTGCTTGAAAAAGATTTAAGGCTTAATGATCCTGCTGAACCAGAGGAGGATTGAATAATAATTCCAGAGCCATGTGTCCACCCTTGTCTAGTTGCAATATTTGCTTCAATTGCTGTCTGATTTTTCCATAAACCTGATGCTAAATCATATGCAAGAACTTCATTATCTGTTAAGCTTTCATCTGCTTCAATCGTTACACCATGAAGTTCTGTTAGCTCATAGCCATTTTGAATATTTACAAAAATTTCACCAGCTGTTGCATGAGCCTTAACTACATATCCAATGAAAACTGAGTGTGCAGGTTCTGGTGGAATGGTTGTTGTGTATCCACCTGCCGTTGAAGAAAGCCACAAAGCAGCACCTTCTGTTAGTCCAAAAGTGTTAACTCCACGCAATACACCAAAAGTAACAACATATCCTTCTGCCTCGTCTGCAATAGCTTCTGCTGTCAAACCAAATGTTTTAGAGGATGTTGATTCTGTATCTGCATCAGATAGGGTGATGGTTGGTCTTTGACCTTGAGCACCATTAATATATACAACTTTACCCTTAGCAATAGATGCACCTGTATCATTTTTAACTAAGGCAACTTGTTCTTGTCCCAATCCAATAGTTACATTTGCATTTAAAACTGTTGCCAGGATGCCATCTCCAGAGTCCCAAAACATGCTTCCTGCTGCAGTTGGAACGGTTTCAGGGGTAGTATCAAATGTAATATAATCTGGATATGTAATAGAATCAACAGATGTATAGTTACCAGTAGAGTTAATTGTAATAGAATCATTAGTAGCATTTGTTGCTATAGATACATTTGTACCTGCTATAAGAGTTAAAACATCTGTGGATGAGTCTGCAGCAACGTTGTCTTGACCAGATACAGATATAGTAGCAAAAGAATTTGAAGCAGTTCCACCGCCACCAGTACCTACAAGATTTGTTGAAGCTCCTGCCGAACCACCTGTAATGTCAATATAGTATCCACGAGCATCTCCACCTTGCTCAAAAAATCTAAGTCTATTTTGATAAATATCTAAAGTAACCCCTATACCAGCAAGGGTTGTATTTGTGGCTGGTTTTCCAAGAAGTATTTCTCCACCTTCATCGCCACCAGCACTGGTTACTTTTAGCTTTGTTGTCTCAACTTCACCATTAAATACTGCATCGGACTCAAACTTCTTATTAGCCATAATACCTATTTTACCATTTAATCGTCATAGATGATATAAGAAATTGGGCTACTTACTTGATCATCAAGGCTTTTTTGTACTCTAATTTTATATTTTGCAGCACCTTCTGCTTGTTCTTTAGATGCAAAATTAACACCCTTAAGACCACATCTGACCTTTACCCATTCATTAATACCAATTCTACGTTGCACAGATGCTCTATATGCTTTCTTTTCAGGCAGGTATGTAATCACTGCACGATATTGATATTCTTCTACTAACATGATGTCTTGCTTTTTTTTCTTAAACATTGTCAAATAGTGCTTTCTTTAATGCTGGCTTTGGCTTTGCACCAACAATTGATTTTGTTCTTACCCCATCAGTATACACCATAATTGCTGGAATACCAGAAATACCAAACTCTTTTGCTAAGTCTGGTTCATTGTCTACATCAATCTTTACAAGCTTTGATCCAGTTTCTTCTGCAATTTCATCTAGGACAGGAGATACCATTTTACATGGACCACACCACTCTGCCCAGAAGTCTACAATTGTAGTTCCTTCTTTAACTAACTCATTGAACTCTTCGATATTCATACTTTCTCCTTTTAAATAAACGGTGACAGGAAGACCTTATTTACCTACACTGGCAAACGTGTCTCTCTGGACTCGTAACTGTAACTATCAACCATCACTAAGGACGACTTCCTGCCACCTAGAGCCCCTTATCCGATTTGAACGGATGACCTACGCTTTACAAGAGCGTTGCTCTACCACTGAGCTAAAGAGGCGTATATTAAATTATACTACATTGATGTAGGGTGAGCAGTTTAATGTCTGTACTCAGGACATCTGGTTAGTACCAGTTGTGTTTATTAGAATGCCCTAAAGCATTACATGGTGT